CGCCTTTATTTACTAATACTAGTTTGGTCAGGCTGCTCTAGTAGCATTCGACCAAACATTATAATATTGCTAAACTATGAACTAATATTATAAATGATTGTATTTTTGAGATTTTACAATACACACTACGTATAACACGCGTATATGACTCTAAGGTAGAAACGATAAAAACTAAAATACCTAACAGTAGTTTTAAAGAAAAACTAAGAAAACTTTATATCAATACACTTTGCAACTATAAAAAGGAAAAGTAAAATGTACAATAAGAGGATGTAAATGATAACGGAGACATCCCTAAAAACGTCCCATCTATTACAAATAGTTCTAGCATTTAAACAGAAAAGATAATGAAATCCAACCCCTTCCATAATTTAACCCAAACCAATGAATATGAAAATACAACAATCGCGGATTTTAAAGACAGAGGTAAAAGAAACTTAAATAATTACAACAAAACTGTCGTGGTATATCCGTTTATAAGCTGTGATGTTCGAGCACATGCAATGTATATAACACAAAGCCGCGTAGGAGCTCATTAACGGAATGGAATATCGAACGGAAATCAAAGCGTCGACCAAGATAATGTTGGTATCCAGATTATAACCTACCATGAGGTCTTTGTATGAAGTATACCTTTCCCGCAACATTACCCCGCTTTCAAAATCGCTCAAACTCATCGGTACAGACAACTTCTCAAAAAATCGAACTGGATCTGGTAGAACACGAATCGAACCCCTATCCTCGATGATGAACTTTGAACAGAAATAAGGGACCGAGTTCTCAATGAATTTAGCCTCCATGCCGAAGTCTCTGTTTATCTCGTTCACTTGATTTTTCAAAGATTTCCTTGAAAAGATCAAGCTGTCATCCCCGCTCACCAACAAAAGATCAATATCTCTCAAATCGTAGGTTGAAAGGACGATTCCAAGGGTAACGAGAGTGTTTGATAACCAAGTGTTTGGCGAACCTGTTCTTCTTTGTGCTCCCAATTCAACCGACACTCCACTTCTACTCTTCGCTTTACAGAAATACTCTGTCAGCTTGATATTCTCGTATATGTCTTCGGAAAATCTGAAGAACTTATACACAATCTCTTCATACAATTTGAAAACGACACCTTGAGGTTTATCAAACTTACTAAAGTCGATTTCGATGGTGTTGTACTCTGAGATCGGGTATTGAAGTTTCGCGCTTATCAGCTCACCGAGAGTGTCAAGATTCATGCCCGAGTATAAGACAATATTGTCGGCCAAACAATATGTTAATCTATCAAAAACCTCGAGAAACATAGGGGAGAAAAACATATTTATCACGTGTTCGTAATAAATGATGTTGGACGGTGGAGAATAAGTTGAATAACTGGACATATCCATCTTCGGTTTCATGTCTCCCTTGACCATGAGCCTCAAATTCTCGAACTGCTGAATCATCAGAGTGTGCGAAAAACTCCTCTTCAATTTTCGATACTTGTCCCCATCTCTGGTGTTCAACCATTTGTCAATACTGTACATATCAGGGAGGATGGTATCGTAGTTCTCACTCAACTTAAGAGGATTCAGACCCGTCATCAAACCAGACATCAATCTCTCGGCTGTCTTCGTTGTGTCAAGGTTTTCATTGATCCTGGGTGCACTGAAGTTCCTGTGGGACAGAGAAATCATCACTTGTTTCCAAGTGTTTGGCCTGCTCCTTTCACCCTTCCCCATTATGTCAGGTACAATAAATTCGGCACCCGCATAAGGCTTGGAATGACTGAGGACAAGTTTCGCATTTTCAACTGGAGGCAATTCAAACTGCTCGTACTCAAACAACAGAGTGCGATGAATGAAATTGTAGGCACTCAAACCCGGATTTATCAACGTCATAAATTCGTTGATAGCTCTGTGGTGGGAGGCAGACGGCCGGCTGAAGGTCGAAGGGGCCCGCAAACAATCGATCTTTAGATCGTATGTGTCAAACTCGCCGTTTAAACTTGTACTCCTTGATGATGTAATCGGCTACAGTGTTAAGCGCCGAAATTTTCTCGCCCACATAGTCGTTCAGCTTAGATGAGATCGTTTTGTAACACATTCTGTCAGTGTGTCTTGAAATGCTCACAATGAATTGATTAACATCGGAGTACAGAGGATTATCAAACTGCTTATTTCTGAAGAGCATGACAGTCGGGAAAGTTCCACCTTGGACCTCATTCACAGTATTCGCGCTTTTGCTATCCTTCAACTGTTTACTTATTGCGCGTGACACCTCCTCCTTTTCTGGTTGTGTGAAAGTGATGTGTTTGTCTTCGTCCCGGAACTTGATCTCATCAGGAGAGTTCATCGGTTCGACACTAAGGGATCTCAAATTGTCACAATTACTGCCAGCAGAGTAAACACCTCCCGGGTACAAAGGGTTACCAACTGGATCGGTCAGGCTGGATAGAATGTAACAGACATCCGGTGGGCACCTGTACGAGATGTTATCGTACTCGATGGGGAAAGTCATGTATTCACTGTAAGAGTGATGACAGACAGTGTTGGGAACCCTATTGATATAAGGAATCTGATTTTTGTCTCCAAAACACTCAATTGACTGACATTTAATCAGGTTTAAACAAGCGAACCATTCACCACAGTGAACCATGAAGATCTCATCACAATACAAATTGGTTATAGTGAACTCCTTGCCTTTCATCAAGAGTGAATCATAAGTCATAGCATAAAGATGAGGGGACGTAACACCTCTTGCTTTCAATTTACTCACGATTTCCTTCCTACCCGCGTTAGTGCAAGTGAGAGATAGGCAAGTGGTCCTACTAGAAAGATCTTTGACCAAAGAGTTCACGATCGTCGTGGTTTTTCCCGCGCCCGGAGGTTTGTTAAAGAACTTTATTTTATCCGTCGAAGGTTCAACCTTGAAACCAGTAGTTTTGTCAATAAATTTCTCCAATCCTAAGCAACGGTTATTGGTGTACATACCCAAAAGTTCTTCACTTGTGAATTGCACTCCTTTGTGAGATCTATCAAAATTGATCAGGCTTTGGTCCAGAGTCATCTTAGACACGCCTTCCAGCTTTGTCTTCTTTAGATCTCCTCGTTTCAACCTATACCAAGCGTCACCATTTTCAGAGATGTACAAAGTTGAGTCGTCAAGATTGTTTCTCAAATCCCAAACAGTGTCTTTGAAGCACTTGGTCTCGCTGGTCTTGGAATTGAACATGCGAGCTAAATTATCCAGCTTTCCCATTTCAATACACAATTTTTGAGATTCCAAATAATAGTATTCCGCAAGCGCATTGATCCTCGAGTCTGCCCCAGTGACGCAAACTTGAAGACTGGAAATTGGATACTTTAAAATGATATCGCTCAACCCGAATGTTACATCACATTTAAGAAATCTCCTATCCGTAGATTCTCTTAAGTTCGAATAGTTCAGGAACTCCATAATGGATCCGACAGAACTGCTATCACTCACGTCCGCCCAATTACCGGTGACGGGCTTATCTTTCATCTTCCGTTCTTGAACAAGAGGTTGAGTTGGTTTCGATTTTTCAACGTACGAACCGTCATAATCAAACTCAACATCAACATCGGAATCGATCTGGGAACCGGCAATCATCTGTGGCTCATCATCATTAGATTGTTGATTATCAGTCTTCGATCTCAAAAATTTTTCTGCCAAGATTGATTTAAACCTCTTCATCCGTTGGGATTTCTGCGTTTTCTTCAGAACGGAGGCGTAACTCAAACTTATGTTGGTTTGTAGAACTGTCGTGCTCAGGAACTTTTTCATCTCGCCAATCAACAAACAACACATGCCAAGAGTAAGCATCAACCTTGGTGAGAAGAGAACAAATATAATAGAGATGTAGATGCACACTCTCAACGCGCTAGGTGAGAATTTGTCGTAGAATCTTATGAGAGTGACATCTTTCGCGATCAAATCAGTTGCTGCTGGTTTCAATTGAGAAATCTTTGAGCATTTCATTTTCAATTTCGTCTCAACCACTTTACTCAAAAGGCCTCTAATGGGAAAAGCTAGTGGGCCAAAGTAAGTTGGAGGTAGAAAAACATTGGCAACTTGAGCTGTCACGGTATTGCAACCCAGATATTTCTTCTCGATACCAAAGATTTTCAAACCAAGGAAAAGGAAGTCGGATAACATGATCCCGAGCACTCCGACGTTTCCGGTAAAAATTGATACGATCAAATTGGTGATGGTCAGCGAAGTGTTTTGAATCAAAGTCTCGAGACCCTCAGAACTCGTCACGTAATCTTTGACAACTGACAAACCAGCTTTGACGAAATCTAAGATCAGCCCAGGTACCTCCTTTACATCGTGATAGAGTTCAACGATTCGCTTGAGGAACGACCTTACGCTAACTATCAAACTCTTCCAGGTTGATTTTATTCTAAAAACTCCACTGATGGGAAAGAGTTTGAGGAGAGTTTGGAGATTAAAAGAATGTGCGCCCCCGCCAGCAAGAACGATATTCTCGGCAGATTGAATGACGCTCATCTCAACACCCTCCGGTCTAATATCATCAATTTGATCTGAGTTGTCAACGGTTTCGATTTCGCTTCGAGAGATCAATTGATCTTCATCATCAAGCACCTTCTCCAATTCATCCATCCAAGAGTTGTTGACGTCTGAAATTTTTCCCGTCACTCTCTCTCCGGCGGTTTTGAAGACTTTCAACAGTCTAGAGTCGCCAGTCCGAACGTAGTCGATTATGGCTCGAATAACATCAGAGATGATTGTGACAACAGATTGGCTCATCTTCTTGAATTTGTTAAGGAGATAAGTTATCACCTTTGAAATCATCACCACCAGTTTGTCAACAAGTGATTTCTTCGAGACAAGCCTAGATACGAAGCCATGAATACGCTTGTAGAGATCAAAGGAGATAAAAACGTACTGATTGGAAGCACCACCGCCAGACAATACAAGATCTTTCAGTTTGTCTGATTCTGAATCGGTGAACATTTCGTCTAACTCACAAAACTTATCGTCGAGTGTCCTCAGGTTCTCTTTCGATTCATTCAAAAATTTTTGAAACGATTCGTTAATGACGTCCCGTTTCTGACCATCTCCGACGATGTTGACAGTTTGACGAAAATCATACACTTCCATGATATCAAAAATTCTTTTATCTCCGTTAACGGCATCGTTGATAAATGAATCGCCCATAACATATCTGAACATGTCAACGATGCTTTCATAACAAAACTGACGCGCTTTGGTGAAAGTTCTATTCATAAACGCAATCATTATGTTAATGATCGTCGGGAGATAATGTCTGTAGTAACTCATTCTTGCAATATAATGAGTTTTCTCTCTCAATCTAATCCCCTCACCAAGAATGACTCCAAGAAAACCGGGGTATAAATCTAATGGTAGCTCGAATGGGGTTTGAATCACTTTACCTCCCTTGATCGAGATGCTCTTTCTCGCTCTAAATTGAGAAATCAGATATTCAATTGCTTTATCATCAACTCTCAGAGCAGTGTTCATCACGTATTCCAAAAGATGGTAAACGATTGATTTGTCAACCTTCACCTTAACATTAGAGATCCCTCCGAATTTGTCTCTTGAGGGGATTACCATCAGAACTTTGTCTTGTTCGGAGCGTGAGTAGTACGACGAGAAAGTCAGTCTCCCAGGAGGCATACCGACGCATGGTACTAGGGAAAAGAAGTGAAGGGCTTCTTTGGAACACTCGAGTGTCTTCTTGAAAACAACCCCGTCAACCGAGAAGATCTGCATTCTCAGTATGTCTCTGAGAGTTTGAGCGTCGTGGGCATAACTCTCACCACAATCACCATAGAAGTAGGTGACTGTGTTTCCGTCAGAATGGACCCGCAAAGAATCGTCAAAAAGTCTCACGTCACATTCAGGTTCGCAGACCTCTGGAGGAATAATGACAGTAAAATCGAAACGCTTCGATTTATGTGACAGCAAAGATTTCGCCATATCGTGCAAAGTCATGTCGTAAACCTCAACGGCGACGATATTCTGTCTTTCTACTTTGCAGTCCTGACATTTATCATTACACAGTGTTGCTGTTTCAGAGAGACCGATCATATTATCAATTTGGTTACTCCTAGTCATGTGCCTGTGTGCATCTTTGACATCGACTAATGGGGAGCAAACATGCACGTTGTTCAGCTTCTTGTGCAACACTGATACGATATCACCTCCGGCGTCGATGAAATTAGAGAAACCCATTCTCTTCGCCATAACATAATTTTCACATTGCCTCATAGCTGTGAAGAGTGCATGTGACGAATAAGAAGTTTCCGAAAAATCAAAATTTAGTTCGGGAAACAAAACGCAAAGTTTCTTCTTCTGGGAACTGGAGAGACAAACATTAATCGTAAGTTCCTTTTCCATGCTGTTCACAGAATTGATCTTGTCTGACACGCGTCTGACGATGTTCGTCATGACGTCGTTCTCGGCACGGAGCGTGGTCTGTGAAAGGATGCCAGAGCAAATGTCGTCAAAAACATTGCTAATGTTTTTCAAGGAAACTTCAGCGCCATCGTCCCAGCGAACGCCTACGTAGGTGTCACGTCGAGCGTTTCTCGTCTCAGTGACTCGCTCAACCGTGAAGTGACCATGGGTGGCACTGACCATCGTGATGCGTCCTCTCATCACTTTTTCAAGACCACAACGGAGAAGATACCCATAACTCAAACAGGGATGTGGTACTGTCTCTAAAGGTATCTTCTTCCTAGCTAGAAGGAACGCATCCAACCAGCAGTATGCCCTTTTGTAGTGTTTGAATCTCTTGCCGTTGGGTGTGAAGGCTTCACTGTGGACTTTATAGGTGCCTTCTCCTAGGGTTGCGTTGAACAGATTCGCAACAGCTCTTCGGTCGTTCCTCACAACAATGACCTTTCCACTGCGAAGTCTAACCACAAATTCTTCTTCACCATCGTCTCTGATGATGTGTTGAGTTGAAGCGTAGGGTGTCACCTTGAAAGTGGGTTTCACAGGTGTCATACGAGGCACCATCTGCACAGGTGGTCTGGACTGGTTCACTCCAATCATAGTTACTGTGCACCTGCGATAAAATTTTTCTCTGATTTTCTTGACAGGTTGTGAGAACTTGGTATTTTTATAATAGTTGACGATCTCACACATGTCATCACAGCGCTCGATAACGGAGAGAAGAAGACATTGCATTTCAAAAGCTTTGGGCGGGAGACGGTCAAACAGAGTGAAAGGTTTCAAGTAGACTTCGCCTCTGTCCTCCATTCTCCCTAGAGAGGTCTCAACTATGGTGCGAAGTCGCCTTCGATTATGAGTTTTTGCAAACGTTAATCGAAACATAATATCATGATCATATTTAAAGTATCTGCCAAATGAGATGAAGACATCCGCGTGACGGCGATCTTCATATTTCCTGACCAAGTAGCCGTCTGAAAAACCTGTTTTACCAGTTATGTCTTCAAGAACGGATGTATTTTTGATTGTTTCCATACCGATTTTAACGGACAACTTCTGGTCTATAAATTGGTTTATCTTTAAAAAATCATAGCCAAAAGCGTTTCTGAGCGGGACAGGCATTCTCTTGAAACTGCAACCATGGAGGTTGAAGTGATCGACCAAAACTTGCAATCTGTGGGCACAAAAGACTTTCTTAAGATTGAAGTTTTTCTCCTTAAGGAAGTTGAACTTCTCTTCTATAGATGGGTCTAATGGGAACACTGTGATCTTCCCTTTGAGGGACAAGTTGTTGGACAACTCAGTGCCGGTGATTGTCCTGTTAATTGACGGCATTGTATTGACGTTTACAACCAAGTAATGCTTGATAAAGTCAGGTTAGTTTGAGGTACTGGCAGCCTTATATTGTTTGGTATTGGGTTGAATGGTTATAGATTTGAGACGATAAATCGCCGCAAATTTGTTAACCAATAAGTGAGACACCGTAATGCCGCACTTGGGTGCTGACGTTAATCAGCGGGTGGGGATTGAAAAGTTATTTCGCCGTAGGCTAATAACAAATGATAAAATAAATTTAT